TAGTCGCGGCGAGGTTCTGCTGCATAGTGCGACTGCGGGACGAAACGAACCTCAGCTATCCGGCGATAGGTCGGATATTAGATCGGGACCATACCACTATCATGTATGGAGAGCGGCGCTTTCGCGAGCGTCTGATGAATGGAGAAACGGAATGTCATTGAACAAGGTTCAGCTGATCGGTCGCGTGGGCCGAGACCCCGAGGCGCGTAGCTTTGGCAGCGGCGGCAAGGTCGTTAACCTGCGGATCGCCACGTCGGAAAGCTGGAAGGACAAATCCGGCGAGCGGAAGGAGCGCACAGAATGGCACGCGGTCGCCGTCTTTGCGGAAGGTGCCGCGCGCTACGCCGAGCAGTATCTGCGGAAAGGGTCTCTCGTTTACGTCGAGGGCAAGCTGGAAACCCGCAAGTGGCAGGACAAGTCGGGCCAGGACCGCTACACGACCGAGATTGTGGTGCGTCCCTACGGCGGGACAGTGCAGGGCTTGGATAAGCGCGACGGCAATGCTTCCTCGCAGCAATCCCAACCCGGCGGCAATGCATATGGGGCCACCACGGGCGGTCTGCTGACATGGATGACGAGATACCCTTCGCTGCCGAGGTTCGCGCATGACATCGCTGAACGACATCCAAGACCTCTACGCCTCCAAACTGGCAGAGGCAGCGGTGCGCGAGAACGCCGCCGCCTGCCGCGCTGGATACATCCGCCACACGGGCAGACCGTGGTCCGCTGACCCAGATCGTTTCACGCAATACCGCGACCGCGCCGCGCAGGAAATTCTGGAAGCTCTGCAAAGCGGGCCTCTGTGCCAGGTCGAGCTAATCCCGCTAGTGCGAGGCAATAAAAGCCTGCTGGCCTCAACGCTGCGGATCATGGTCGCCGAGGGCAAAATAACGAAGGACCAGCGGCGGACGGGGAAAAAATACCTGTATCGGCTGCCAATTGATGGAGACTGACATGACCCAAGAATACAAAACCCTCCTCGAACTGGACGTGCAACCGGGGGATGTGGTTGAAGACGAATACGGTTTTAGGAAAACTGTTGGCCATAATAGCACTGGTGAATTTTGCCACATGACCGACCAAAGCATGTCGTTTTGGGGTAGCCCAATTTGGCGCATCGTCTCCCGCTCACCCGACACACCCAAACCTTGGCACGACATGACGCCCGAGGAAAAGGGCGCGCTGCTGCTGGCGAATCATGATGGGAAGGTGATTGAAATTGTTGATAGTTCAACCGGCGCTTGGGTGCCTGCACGTGTGCCTGGTTGGTGGCCGCCCGCTGCTTACCGCGTCCGCCCGGAACCCAAGCCGGAAACGGTGACGCTGCATGGCAATGCGACAGACGAAGTGTGGGGTCGCGGCACAACGGAATACGACACCCATCGCATCACCTTCGACCTGATCGACGGCAGGCCCGACTGCGACAGCATCAAAATGGAAACCTTGTAATGCTCCAGCCGTCTGGAAACTTGATGCGAGCGCAAAAACCAGTATAAAGGGAACGTGCAGGGCACTGCCGATGAGTGTGTTCGTAGCGCCATGCGCCAACGGCGGGGACGAAACGCCCGCCAACATAACCCGCTTTTCTGGCGGTGTCAGGGACGGAAGTTGTAAGCCCGTAGAGCGTTTCAAACGCCACCTGACACCCCCTGAGACGCGGAGCGCCTGCACGCTTCTGGATTGGGCAATTCCCGGTCGAGCGCATTCGGCAGGATAGCCGTGGCAGATGTAGCTGATCTCGCCGCGTCTCAACAAGTTTAGGGGGCCTCCGGGCTTGTTCACGTACCGACAAAAGGCGGGATAGCTTCACCGGGACGTGCCCGCGCCCTACCCGGTGGGGCAACCTTAACAAGCGCCGCTCAATGTCATATATTGCGGGCACAGCAACACGGCATCACGGAGGCTTCCAATGCCCTGCAAGAAAGGCCGCAAAATGGCAAGCGCAAGTAACCTAGTGGACATCACGGGCCGCAACACAAAAAAGGACGCAATCCTTGAAATACTTGCCGACATCACACGTCGCGCCGAGGCTGGCGAAATCCAAGACATAGTTATCGTGGCATCTGTCAAAGATGACGAAGGGCCAGGATACATGCGTGCCTCTGAATTTGCAGACAGGTGGCGCATTCTTGGCGCGCTTGAATACGCAAAAGACTCCGTTTTGAAGGGGTGACCCATGCCCTGCAAGAAAGGCCGCGAAGGTGGCAAGCGGAAGTAAACAGCCAGTCAAGTATTCCGACAAGGTGTTCGCGGAAATCTGCGAAGAGATAGCGCAGGGCCGGTCACTGCGGTCTATTTGCACCGCGAGAAATATGCCACATGTCGGGACAGTCATGCGGTGGCTTGCTGACGATCAGGATGGGAAACGCCGCGAACAATACGCGCGCGCGCGCGACGCTCAAAGCGACGTAATCGCCGATGAAATTCTGATGATTGCTGACACCGAGGAGGACGCCCAAAAGGCCCGCGTAAGGATTGACGCGCGCAAGTGGCTGGCAGGCAAGATGAAGCCCAAGGTCTACGGCGACAAGCAAACAGTCGAGCATCAGGGCGGCCTAAGCATCAACCTGGTGGACAACTTTGTCACTGACAATTCCGAATGACTGGGTAGCGCGCCCGCACCAGCGCAACCTGTTCAACAGCTTTGGCCACAACAAGCAGTTTCAGCGTGGCTGCGCTGTCTGGCATCGGCGCGCGGGGAAAGACAGCTGCGCGCTCAACCTGACCGCCCGCGACATGTTCAAACGCGTCGGCACCTATTGGCATCTGTTTCCCGAGCAGACCCAAGCCCGCCGCGCAATCTGGAACGGCATCGACCGTCAGGGCAGGCGGATCATCGACCAGTTTCTACCGCCCGAGGTGCGAAAGCGCGAAAACGGGCAGGAAATGCTGATTGAGACGGTGAACGGCTCAATGTGGCAGATGGCCGGGTCGGACAATTACGACAGCTTGGTCGGCTCAAACCCGGTCGGCGTGGTGTTCTCGGAGTGGTCGCTGGCTCACCCGGAGGCGTGGGACTACATCCGCCCGATCATCGTCGAAAATGGCGGCTGGGCGCTGTTCATCTACACGCCGCGCGGTCGCAATCATGGATACCACACGTTCCAGCACGCGGGCGAAAGCGACGAATGGTTCTGCGAGCGGCTGACCATTGATGACACGGGCGTCGTGACGCCAGACCAGATCGCGCTCGAGCGCCAGGCTGGCATGTCGGACAGCAAGATTGCCCAAGAATTTTATTGCAGCTTCGAGGCGGCGGAGGACGATGCGGTTATTCCGGTCGATCTGATCGACGCGGCGATGAAATCAGAGATTGAAACATCGGACACCGCGCCGGTCGTCTGGGGCCTGGACGTGGCCCGCCACGGGGACGACAGCAGCGTGCTTGCCAAGCGCCAAGGTGGCGTGATCGATAAGCTGAAGGTGTGGAACAAGCTAGACCTGATGCAGCTTGCGGGCGCGGTGAAGCTGGAATGGGAGCAAACCCTTCCGCGCCACCAGCCCGCCGAGATTATCGTGGACAGCATCGGCCTCGGCGCGGGCGTGGTGGATCGCCTGCGGGAACTGGGCCTGCCCGTGCGCGGTCTTAACGTCTCGGAGCGGCCCAGCGTGGCCGAGACTTACCTCAACCTCCGCAGCGAATTGTGGTTCAAAACCCGCGACTGGCTGGCTGGGCGCGACGTGCGCCTGCCGAGGGACGACCAGCTATTCCTAGAACTGAGCGGCCCGCGCTACACCTACACGTCAAACGGAAAGATCCAGGTCGAGAGCAAAGAAAACATGAAAAAGCGCGGCGTGAAGTCGCCTGACCGTGCCGACGCGGTGTGTTTGACGCTGGCGGTTGACTTCACCTCGCTGGCCTTCGGTGGCCGGTCGGATTGGAAAAAGCCGCTCAAACGCGGGATTAAGGGCGTCGTCTAGCCCTATCCTAGCCAAACACCGCAAGATATGGTAAAACGGCACCACATCGGCACGGGAGCAGAGAAATATGTCCAAGCGCGGCAGCGTTCAGGCAAGCGGCGACGGTAGGGACAAGCCTGGCGGCAGTGGCCCGTCCGGGGGGTTTTCGTCTGACGGGAAGGACCTCAGCGGAAGCAGCGGGGGCAACCTGCCCAACCGGCCTGGTGGAGGTTTCTTTACGCCGGGGCGCATGATCGGCGGCGCGTTGGGTGGCCTTGCCTTCGGGCCTATCGGCGGCATCCTGGGCGGCATCATTGGCAACCAGATGGGTCGCGGTCGCTACGGCTACACAGACGCGCAGGGCAACCGCGTGTCTGCCGCGCGCGATATGGTTGATGGCGGCGGGCCGGGCCGTTATGGCGACAGGTTCCAGGGCGGCCCGTTCTCTGGCCTGCTCAACGCCGTTGGCGCCCGCCCGGCAGGCTATCGCGCCCGTCAGGAGGCAGCGGGTCCAGGTATGGACATGGCCGAGGCGATGGCCGCGCCTGCGCTGACAGGCACCACGCCAGCGACCACGGCTGTCATGCCGCCTGCGCCGACAATCCCGCCCGTCACGCCGTCTAATGCCTTCCCCGGCATGTATGCCAGTGATTACCAGTCGATGACCCGGCCCAGCCTCAACCCGGCGTTCGCTGGCAGCGGGATGACGCCCGCTCCTGCGATGACAGGCGACACGGCCAACTACGTCCCGATGCGGTCCATGCCCACGACAGGCCAAGCGCCGACCACACCCGCTGATCAAATGACGGCCATGTCTGAGCGCGCGATGGACCCGATGGAACGTGCGCCTATGGTGCCGCCATCCATTCGGCAAGATCTTAACAATTATTTTCGTGGGGTGCTGCGCGGCACCTTGGGCGGCGTAATGGGTGGCCCTGCCGCTGGATTGCTGCCCGGCGAGACGTGGAACCGCCTCCCGGCTGGGCCTTCTACGCAACAGGGCGTTGCCCCGCCTTCCGCGCCGTCCACAATGGCCTCGCCCTTCGGGACGCGCGCCATGACGCCTTACGAAGAGATGCGAGCCCGCGCCGCAGGCGGTGGGATTACCTACACGCAGCCGGGTTCGCTGCGCCCGGTGGGCGTCCTGCCCTAAATAGGAGCCACCATGTATCCCGAAGACAACGACCTGACCAACAAGGTCAACGCGCTTATAAACCCCGACTACATGGACGAGGATGAACTGCAAGGCATCGTCGGAAACGAGATCGACGACGCGGTTGACTTCATCGACAACATCGTCTCGCCCATCCGCGCCAAGGCTACAGAATACTATCGCGGCCAGCCCTTCGGTGATGAGGAAGATGGCCGGTCGCAGGTGGTCAGCTATGACGTACGGGATACTGTACAAGCCATCTTGCCCAGCCTGATGCGTATTTTCATGTCCTCGGACTACATCTGCGAGTTTACGCCGCGAAACCCCGAAGACGTGCCGATGGCGGAGCAGGCGACGGAATACGTCAACTACATCTTCAACCGCGACAACGACGGCTTCATGGTCCTTCACAGCGCGTTCAAGGATGCGCTGGTGCGGAAAGCGGGCATCGTCAAATTCTACTGGGATGAGAGCTACGACACCGAGACGACCGAGATGACCGGCTTGGACGATGCGGCGCTGGCCACACTATCGGCTGACCCGCTCGTTCAGATCGACATGACCAAAAGTTACGAGGCCCCGGAAATCCTGCCGCCCGGCGCTGCGGAAATGGGTATCCCGGTGCCGATCCTGCACGATGTGCGGGCCACGCGCCGCCTGCCCAAGGGCCGCGTCAAGATCGAGGCACTGCCGCCCGAGGAGTTTCTGATCGACCGGCGGGCCAAGTCTATCGCCGACGCTGACTTTGTCGCCCATCGCCGGGTGGTGACTGTCTCGGACCTGACCGCGATGGGTTACGACTTCGACGAGGTTTCCAAGCTGGCGACCGACACGGACGAACTGGACACCAACGTCGAACGCTACACCCGCAACCCGGCGCTGGTGGACAATCGCGGCGACCGATCCGACCCGGCCATGCGGAAGGTGAGTTATATCGAGGCATATGTGCGTGTGGACCGCGACGGCGACGGCATCGCGGAACTGCGGAAGGTCTGCGTGGCGGGCGTCGGCAACAAAATCCTGAGCGATGAGCCGTGCGATATGGCCCCCTTCGCCGCGTTCTGCCCCGATCCTGAGCCGCACGATTTCTTCGGCATGTCCGTGGCCGACACGGTGATGGACATCCAGCGGATCAAATCCGTCATCATGCGGAACACGCTCGACAGCCTTTCGCAGTCGATTAACCCGCGCATGGCGGTGGTCGAAGGGCAGGCGTCGATTGAGGACGTGATGAACACCGAGACGGGCGCGATTATCCGCATGAACCAGCCCAACGCGGTGACGCCCCTGACCATGCCCTTCGTCGGCCAGGCGGCTTTCCCGGTCCTGCAATACATGGACCAGATCAAACAGTCCCGCACGGGCATCTCGGCGGCCTCTCAGGGGCTGGACCCCGATGCGCTGACGAACAGCACCGCGACGGGCGTCAACGCTACCGTGCAGGCCGCGCAGCAGCACATTGAGATGATCGCCCGGCTCTTCGCTGAAACCGGATTGAAGGACTTGATGAAGGGCGTCTTAAAATTGGTGGTGCAGCACCAGGACCAAGCCCGCATGGTGCGGCTCACGAACGAATTTGTGCAGCTTGACCCGCGCGGCTGGGATAGCGGCATGGATGTCATGGTGAACGTGGCGCTGGGCCGTGGCACCGATCAGGCGCGGATGGCGATGCTGACGCAGATCGCGCAGCAGCAGCGTGAGGCTCTCGGCGAACTCGGCCCGATCAACCCGCTGACCGACCTTCAGAAGCTGTATAACACGCTGGCCGAGATTACGACGCTGGCCGGATTTAAGGACACCTCGCAATTCTGGTCTGATCCAAATGACTTCCAGCCGCCCCCGCCGCAACCCCCGCAGCCCGACATCAACCAGATGCTCATTCAGGCGCAGATCGCGGAAATTCAGGCCGACGTGCAGATGAAGCAGGCCGAAATCAACCGCAAGCGCGAGGAAACCGAGATCGACGCGGCGCTGAAGGTGCTGGAACTGCAAGCCAAGCAGGAAATGCAGGTTACCGCCGAGCAATTGAGGCGGTCGCGTGAATTGGCGACGCAGGTGATGCGTGCCGAGGCAGATATGGTGAAGGAGGCCGTCCGTGGCGAAGACCAAGGAACAGCAAATCCAGGACGCACGGGAGGCTGAACGCCTCCTGCGCGATGAGACGCTGCAACGCGTGTTCGCGGAAGTGGAACAGCACGTGTTTGACAGCCTGAAATCGGCGCAACTGGGCGACATGGACGAATTGGTCCAGCTTCAGGCCGAATTACACGGCGTGACCGTGCTCCGCCGCCGCCTCCGTATCTGGGTTGATGCGGGCATCATTGCGGAAAAGGGCGCGAAGTGATATATGGAGATGAAAGCAATGGCAGATAGCAGCAACCCGCTGGGGACTGACCTGCAAAGCGCGCAAGATGCAATTCAAGCCATGATGGCACCCCTCGGGGACAATGCCGAAGGTGAGAATGCGCCGGGGGATGAGGCCCCCGAAGCCGAAGCGCCAGAGGCATATGCTGAAAGCGATGAAGGCTATTCGGACGAACCGGAAGACACCGAGGGCGATTACGCCGAGGAACCCGAAGAAACGCCAGACGTTTACACCGTAAAGGTCAACGGCGAAGAGATTGAGGTAACCCTTGACGAATTGCGTGCCGGGTATTCCCGCCAATCCGACTACACGCGGAAGTCTCAGGAGGTCGCCGAGCGCCGTAAGGCGATTGAGGCCTTGGAAGCTGAGATTAACGCAGAACGCGAACAATATGCGGCCCTCTTGCCGCGTATGCGAGAGCAGCTAGAGCAGCAGCTTCAAGCCGAACCCGACTGGGACAAACTGTATGATCAGAACCCCGTCGAGGCCACTAAGCTAGAGCGCAAGTGGAAAACGGCTAAAGAGCAGCGGGAACAGCAAATCCAGGCTGTGCAGGCGGAACAACAGCGCGTGGCGCAAATCCGTCAACGCCAGATGCAAGAGCAGATGGCAAAGCAACTGGAAGCTGAACAGGCCCGCCTGCCCGAAATGATCCCAGAGTGGAAAAACCCCGAGACGGCCAAGAAAGAGGCCAAGGAAATTCGGGATTTCCTGCTTAGCAAGGGCTTTTCGGAGCAAGATGTGGACGGCATCACGAATGCGGGCGTCGTCGCAATGGCTCGGAACGCAATGCTGTTTGAAAAGGGGCGCGCCAAGATTTCGGAGGCCAAAGGTCAGGGGAAACCCGGCCCCAAGCCGATGAAAGCGGGTTCCCGAGGAACGCAGCCTCGTCGTCGCGGTGAAGTAGAGAAGGCGCAGAACCGCCTGAAGCAAACGGGTCGTGTCAAAGATGCGGCCTCTGTCATCAAATCGCTACTATGAGGGAAAATCATGGCTATCGTAACAAACACGTTCCAGACGTATGGTGCCAAGGGCATCCGCGAGGAACTTTCTAACGTCATCGCGAACATCTCGCCGGAAGAAACGCCGTTTCAGTCGAATGTCGGCTCTGAAAGCGTGGCAAATGCCTTC